TAAGGTCGTCCGTTTTCGTAACCACGAACTAGAACCTTGTCACCAGCGACTTGTACGTTTGTATAAAATTCCATTAACCTTTTCCATACATTAATTGCATAATATCGAGAGCGCAATCATGAACAGGATGGTGTTTGATTACAGCGGCACGTTGGAAGTCAGGTTGATTAACCTCAACATATCCGTTAGTTGTTCCGTATAAAATATCAACAGCTGTTCTTACATCTCTCCACATATTATACCCTGTAATTGGTTGGCAGTCAAATTTCTTTGCCAAGTGATCAATTACAATTTGGTCGAGAGAACCGCGAGCCCACATTGTTTTCTTTTGAGCATTTGGAATCTTGTTCATATAGTTATGCAAGACAGCGAACGCTTGCTCAACTGTGAGGTCATCACCGCTTGGTTCCAGCGCACAACCACGAACGTACTCGTGTTGGTTTTTCCACCATTCAAGAGTACTGAGGTCAACGGTACGATTAGCTCTGATTTGTTCTTTGGCTTTGAACTTTACAAAGCATGCTTTGTCTAGAAGTTCTTGATAAGTCTCACCACCTTCAAAGTAGATGAGACCAGCAGATAGTACCACTGCGTGTGAATCAACACCAAGGGTTTCAACGTCAAACATAAACATTATCGGTCTACCTTTTCGCCGTCTTTAGTGAAGAACGCTTTCATCTTCTGAGCATCATTCCAAGGCTTTGTATAATCATTATCCTCGTCACAAAGAGCCAACGCTTCTTCTTGAGTCATAACTCTATGTGAAGAAATAACTTCAGGTAGAGCAAGTTGAGAGAACTCTTTGGCATCATTACATGTTACAGTATCAAGAGCCCACTCAGGGTTAGTTGCAGGAACTTCAACCATATAACGCATACGGAAAGTCTGGAGTGCTTCAACCATCACCCAAACCTTTTCTTCTTCTTTCTTCTTCAATGTCCAAGAACCATCTTTATTGTCAATCCACTCAACAGTGTCACCAACTCCAATACCAGTACCTTCCAACATCTCATCAGACAAAGGAAGAATCAACTCACCGCTCTCATCAGTTTCGAGAGTTACATTCCACGACTTACTCATAATGAATCTCCATAAAATTAGTTTCTTCAGACATCAATTCCATAGTTACGTTTTCTGCTTCGTCAACCTCTTTACGGAAGCTGGCATACACGCCAGAAGTGTAACCACTCATACCATACGCATTCTTGTGACAACGATACACGCTACCACTTGAACCATGGAACATATAAGTCTGTCCGTCTTCTTCAATCTTAGTTACACCGCTGTTCAGCTTCCAACTATCACCACTAGCATAACCGCCATACCATGAACCAAGGATCTTATAGATTACCTCACCATCATGATTAAACTTCAACATGACCCAACGGTCTGGATTATATTCACGCATTTGAATCTCCAAGTTCTTTCATAATCTTATATGCTGCACGTTTATCTTCACGCTCACCGTGATGTACAGCGCACAAACTCTTGTGCCATCCGCCAGTTCGGATTTCTCCACGCTCACCGCATTCTTCGCAGGTATTAGCAGCCCACTCTTCAGCCATGGTAACTAACCCACGGCAGTACTCATCGCCACCTTGGAAATAGAAACGCAGACCGCCAAACTTTTCTTTGATCTGATGAATCTCGATATGAGGTACAACATCAGAGGGGGTGAATTCACCCGCTTCAAAAAGCTCATCGGCTCGCTCCTGGTCCCACACATTAGGCTCTTTACCTTTTTGGGCAATAACCTTCAGGACAGCATCGCGACCTTTCTTGATAGCACGGTTCAGCTGTAGATCACGTGCGCGACGGGAACGCTTCCACTTAACGTGGTGGTGAATCTGAGAAACCAAACGTTCAACGATATGATACCAACCTTGTTCGATTGAGACACCACAGTAAACATTACGCATTGCGCGAGGATAGATTTCTTCTAGACGCTTAATGAAAGCGTCATAATTTTCAACTTCAGACATAATTACTCCGCGTACCAAATTTCATCAAAGCCTTCCTCAAGGGTTGGCGGTTCAGCTTCTAATTGAGAAGCCATCTTAGACACAACATCCCATGGAACGTTCTTCCCTGGGCGAGAAGCCAAACGCTTCTGCAACTCTGCAGTTGGCGGTGTCTTAAACACAACTGCAATTTTGTAATACTCAGGCAACATACGAATCTTCTTCGCGCGTGTTTCTATTGTAGTTGAAGTTTGGTCCCAAATCAAATCTTTTTTGTTCGCTTGACAAATCAAGACTTGGTTAGCCATCAACTTCACGGCAATAGGCATGTACTCTTGGAAAACTTCAGAGTATGTTTTACCTTCTTGTTCTGCATAAGCATCCACGAATCGGTCAGTGGATACAACAGGCATATCTTTCGCCCACTTCTGATTAGCCACCCAAGTGGACTTACCAGAACCAGGAACACCAACCAAAACGTACATCTTGTTCATTTTACACCTTCAAAAACTTTCTAACCAGTTTGTCTTTAATCATATCTGGAACACTGATGTAAGGATACTCCAATTCAAAGGGACAAATCCCTACATTCTTCCAGTTATTGTTCACAAGGAAGTATTTGTAGATCTCTACATCTTCCTTGCTATTCATATCGAATTTACGACGTTCATTTAATTTGAGTACTGGCATCTGCTTCATCCTTATCAAAACGAATTTCCAAAACGATAGGCAAGAACAACGATTCTTCACCTGCTCGGTTACTAATACGCATGTTGTACTTGACCGCTGCGACTTTACCGATGATTTCTTTACCAAGGGTCTTGCGTTGCGCGTCAGTAAAACCTGAACCAACAGAAACCTTAATAACACCATCAGAAGATTCGCATTGAATAGCACCGAGCATACCAGCATACTTACCAGTGCCTTCTTCAATGCCAACAATCTTCAGGTCACATTCAAGTTCACCCTTGAATTTAATCTGAGTCTTAGAACGTTTGTCTTCCCAGATACCTGCTTTGTCTTTCAGAATGATACCTTCTTCACCACGTTGAAGCATTTCTTCAAACAAGGCTTTGGCAGTTTCATAGTCTTCAACTTCCCAACTCTTAACAGTAGAAACCTTCTCGGGTTCAATCTTATTGATCAGGGTGTTCAGCGATTCAAAGCGAGTACCATAGGGAGTGTTACATACACCGTCTTGAAAGTACAAGAAGGGGATAACGTCCCAAACAGTGGCACGAACTAGCGAGGCTTCACCTGCGGTAATTGTACCCTTGTTGGCTTTGTTCAGAATGCCGTTACCTGTCTGGCGATCCAAGATCCCAGTAGCACTAGTGACAAGCAACTCGCCATCAAAGACGCAATCAACGTCGCCAGCAAGAGCGATAAAGTCAGCGTCGAGATTTCCCAGCAGTTGGATTTCTTTTCCATTTCGGCTCCGATATTCTACCTTACCATCCCGAACGATTGCGTTGAAGCGCATGCCGTCCATCTTGAGTTGCACCATTGCTGGGAACTTCACTTTGTCCACCAGCTTTTGTTCGAACTGGCTGCACAACATTACTGGATATTCTTTCAGCAAGCCAGTCCACACTGCGTTTGCGGTTGAGGTTGACACTCCACATTTTAGATCCTTCTGAATGATTCGTTCAATAACTTTAGCGTCGTCAGGTTCAAGCGACTCAAGAATGTTAGTCAGGTGAGCGATAGCTGCGTTGCCTGTAACGAAACGTTGAGAGAGATCATACAGCTTATCAAGAGCCCAAGGAATGTTAGCAGTATCTGAGTTGCGACCATACTTCGGAATCTTACGAATGTAAAACTGGGTGAATGGATCAAGGGCTAGACGGACAACTTCGCGGAGAACCTTATCATCGCGATTCGCTTCAAGCTGCTCAATCTTGTAGTTGCGAGAGGCATTGGAGGCAAGTTGTTCAAAGAAAGCATTCAAATTCATTTTATATCCTTAATTCCAGATTGGATCACTTTGAAGGTACGATAGCGTCGGTCAATACGCAACGGAGTCTTCAACATAACAAAGTCTTTCGGATTATGCCACTTGAAGTAAGCATAGATCTTGTCCATACTATCGCTTGTGAGATAGGTATGGTTGGGTTGACGCTTTACATCTTTCCAAACAGTGGTTTCTTTTATCAGCTTCATATAATGATTATACCCTATTTCTGAATTAAAGTAAAGCGATTTTTGATGCAAAAACCACCCGAGAGGGTGGTTTAGAGGGCTTTAGAGGGCTTTAGAGGGCTTATCTGAGTCCAGCTAGGGCACTGGCTGATACGACTTCGATACCGCTGCCAAAGATCCGATTATACTCGTTAATCATGCTTTGTTCTGGTTCGGCTTCGGCTGCAATCGCATTCTTATAAAGATTTACATTACCAGCTGCATATGGCATATATGGGGCAATTCCTACACCCATTTGACCATTCTGTGTTGGCTGTAACATAATATTGGCTGGATTCTTTAATTCAAAATGTTTGTCATAATGATTGTGAATCTCAGAAATTAATTCTTCACCGTTAATCAATTTAAATACTTTTACGTTGCTCATATTATTCCTCAATAATTAATTTGTCAATAAAATCTGCTGCTTCATCATGATGTTTAAAATGTTTAATTATAATTTGTTCAGTGGCATAATAATTCTGAGCAATCAATAAAACATGTTTAGTTTTAAACACAGATATCTTCAATATCCAATCCCCACGGCGAACCGTGATAAAGGATAATAGATTTGGGGATACTCTTGCTTTCATCATACAAATATTTAGGGGATCCGAAGACCCCCTTGTATGATTACTTACCTTTTGGTTGCGGTGCTTTTCCGTTTACCCAGTCCCAATCATCATCGGTCATTGGTATCCAATTACACATATTAGTTTTTCCTTTCGAATTCTTTAATCCAGTACTCTACACAGGAAGTGTCAGAGCACCCTTTAGATTTTAAGTATTGCTCAAGTCTACTATTATATGTGTCACCACGCATGACAAAAATAGATTTTAGGAATTTTAGCATTTGCAATCCCTCTCCATAAGCAGAAGTTGCTTAGCTTCTTCATGCTTACCTTCTCGCGATAAAGCATTTGCTGCACGAGCGACGCCAAAACCTAAAAGGATGCAGTAGACTTTACATAAAAAAGGTTTCATTATTCACCTTCTTTTAGAAGCTGTTTTTCACCTTTTGATTTTACTGCAATTTTCTTTGGCTTCTTTTCTTCAGGGATCAAACGCTCAAGAGCGATCTTAAGCATACCGTTGAAGATTTCAGCGTCCTTAACTTCCACTTGGTCGTTAAGAGCGAAAGTACGAGTGAATGCACGAGCAGCGATTCCTTTGAATAAGAAGCTGTCGTCTGCGTCTTGCGATGCAACATTACCCTTGACAACTAGCTTACCACCGTCGATCTCGATGTCGATCTCGTTCTGACCAAAGCCAGCGACTGCCATCTCGATAACGTAGTGAGTGTCATCTACTTTACGGATATTGTATGGAGGGTAGTTAGGGATATTCTTAGTGATGTCATCGTGCAACTTTTGCATTTTCGAGAATTGCTCATCGAAACCGACGAAGAACTTATCAAAGTCCTTGAACACATCTTGACTAAAGAATGATGGAATGAATTGTTTGCTTGTCATGGTTTTCTCCTATTAAGCGAGTTAATTAAACGACCACCCCGAAGGCATAGTCAATCCTTGGTTTGTTTAACCAGAGCCAAGGCTGCTGGGCGACGCCTGTTACCGTGAACGTCAAACGGTTTCCCAAGGTAGTGGGACAAAAATTAGTGGCTGTTTTATATACCGTTAGCACAGCCATCACGGTCTTCCCATCCCGATGGGACTAAACTATTTATATCAGTTTTGCTCGACAGGTCGAACTTTTTTACCAATATTATATTTTGCCACTAGATTCCAATCGTTCTTCTCTTTGAAGGCAACGACTTTAATCTGGGATAGTGATGCTTTCTGCTCTGCTTTACTGGTGTTCACTATTTTTAATAGATCCCAATCCTGAAGCAGCCCAGCGATAGCATTTCTGCGTTCAATATCACCCGAGGTAATATTAGAATCCTTACCATCTAAGGCAAAGAGTTCTTTGAAGTGCACAATAAAATAACGACCTTGCTTATGTAAGATATGGCAAGATTGGTATAGTGTATTATCTTTCTTAGACGCAATACCGATACGTGTAAGAGTCTCACGAACCTTCAAGAAGTTATCTGGTTCAGCAAGAGTTACCTCTAGCATAGAATCGGGTGTCCAGTCATAGTAAATCATTTCTGACATTATTTTCCACCTTTATTTAATTTTTGTTTTATTTCATTCAATTGTTCATC